TCCATACAGCCAATGCACCAGGCACAGCAGTCTGTGATCCCTTTCTGCCTGCAGCTTGATAGTTCAAATATGTCTTGAAAGCTGATGCACTGAAGTGTGAAGTGTCCTGTTCTGCTTCTCTCCATACCAATTCAGCAAAGTATGCACACCAAGCATGTGAATTCACAAAGCCCACTTTTCTCATCTTGGCATCAAACTCAGGATTGATGAATCCCATGTTGCCCGGTTTCTCTTTCTGACCAATGTACTTGGCAGCTGTTTCTACTATTCTCTCCATGTCAGCATTTTGTAAACTAGCCAGATGACAATAAGTAGCCATATGCCCAGTATTATTTTGGTCACTAGTGTGATTGGTGATGTCTTCACCTTTCTTTTTTCTTCTTTCTTGGTGATGTATTTGATGACTCTCAAGGTATCTCTTTTGAGCTTGTATTCAATCCGCTCCTGATACCTTGTCTTTGGCACATATTTGATGACTTCATGAATGACAGGAATAGAATCAATGACCTTTCTGATCACTTCTTTCTCTTTTGTCACCTCATTGTACAGTGTATCTGTTTTGTAGATGTACTGATAGCTGGTATCAGTTCCAAACTTAGCACCCTTAGCCTGTGCTTTGACAATGTGCTTCTTTGCCTGTCTCACGTGATAGGCCGCTGTGCATGATGTTAACAGCAGGATGACTGCCAGATACTTCATAAACTGTCTTTAATCTTCTTAATTCCGTTCAGAAAGCCTTTGAATCTACTGATGATTCCTTTGTCATTACCATAGCGCTCTCTGATCTTCTCATCAATGGATGATATCTCAATGCCAATCAGAAACAATCCAGTGACTTTGGTCACCACAAACGGCACAGCAAAGACTGTGAGCATTGCATCATTGATCATTGCATAGTCCACCAAGAATAGCAATAAGACTGCAGCTTCATATGCTATTGTCTTGCTCAAGATACCATTTCTCAAGCGCTTGCTGGTGAATTTCTTTTTTGTCAGAGAAAGTGCAACGATTGTATCTGCTAAAATTGCCAGACCTACAGCAAGAATGATCATGCTGATAGGTGCAAAGAAAGTCAAGCATGTGATGATGGCAGTACGAATGAATGAAGTCATACAATAATATGTATCAGTGTTCTAAACTTCGTACTTCTGTAGCTCTACAAAGGCCCAGATGCGAACCTCATCATCACTCCAGTCAGCAGAATAGGTGAAGCCTACCAATGTCACACCAAACTTGGCACCATCAGATGTCAGTTCTAGATCCACTTTGCATGTGTGATCAAGCACATTGTCATGTACTGTTGTCATGATGATGATTGGATCTACAATCTCCACATTGAATTGTTCAAATTTATACTTTGCCATAGCTTTATGATATTGTTGTTCCTGTTACTGTGCACACTCTTGTCCAGATTCCCCACAATCCGGATGTCTTTGCTACTGTAGTGAATGGATTTGGTCCTGCTGTTTCTGTTGATATTCCTGTTGCTCCAGTTTGATTGGTACTAACCCACATGTATCTTCTTGTCAAGTTGAATGGTGCGTAATTATATAAGAATCCACCAGGAAAGCTGAAGTTCATGATGTTTGTAGCTTGATAAAAATTGAATAGATTCCATCCAGTCAATCCATCAATGGTGCCACTAGTATATTGTGTGAGCTGTGTTGCCCAGGCTCTTGTTGTTGAATCACCAAAATAATATGCGAGCACTGTGCTTCCATCATATGTGCTCCAATCTAATGCCACTCCATTGGTGTATGTTTGTCCACCGGTCTTATTTGTGAATCTGTTTGTATTGCCAAAGGGATTGTTTGAAGCAAGCACCAAGAATGATGTCAATCTACCAGCTTCAATGTCACCATCATCACCAGTTGCGTATGATACTGTCTGTCCAGTCTTCATCAAGGTAGCACCCACAGGTGCGGCTGATGCTGGTGCTGTAGCTTTTATGTATCTGTTGTCACTCATATCTTGCTGATTGTTAAGTTTGCCACACCAGCCACTGATGCTGTGACTGTCACCTTGCTACCTACAGCAATGGTTGCACCAAGTGTGTATGCTGCACCATCATCTTGAAGTGTGATTGTAGGTGAATTCTTGATGTTTGTGACGGTGTCAATGCTCATGTTGTATGGTGCATAGAAGTCCACTGTGAGCGCATCAATCAATTCAATGGTATATTGTATGCTTGCATCAATCCAAAGTGCTGTGCTGGTCTGATATTCCAATCCTGCGCCACCTTTAGGTGATGTGATGGATACATTGTGAAGTTCATCCAGCTCCCAGCCGTTCATGATTTTCACATAGATTTTTCCATTGTTGGCATGTGCATACTCCACATATCCAATCACCACAATGTGACCTGTTGCTCCAGTTGGTTTGATGTTTGTGAGCTTTCCTGCTGTAGTTGGTGACAAATATAGCACGTCACCATCTGTCCATGTTTCACCTTGCAGTGATCCAGTTGTATTCACATTCTCAATCTGACCTACAGTCAAGATGAAACCTTCTTGATTTGTAGCAATTGTTTCAGTGACCAATCCAATTGTATCAGCTGAATTGAGATCCACATCTGCTTGAGCTAATGATACAGCCAATCTGCCACCACTTGCACCACTAACTTTGACAGCTTGGTATGCTGCCTTGGTCAATGTAGTGTTTGGCACCACTTTATTCACTACTCTAGCCACTAAATCAACACCATTTTTCAATGTTACAGATCCACCTTTGAGCAAAGTTTCTGAGCTACCTAGTGTGTTGTTCCATTGTGTTGATCCTACCACAAAGCCCGGACCTGATGGTGATACATTCAAGGTGATGTGGTCCGCTGTCACATTGTATGATCCCATGTCAAGGTCAGCACTTGCACCTGTGTACGGTACATAGGTAGTTCCTAGATCTGCTGTGTTGGCCTTTAATGCAAGTGCATCAAACACTGCATCTTCTGATGGTGCTGTTGCAGTCACTCCATCTGTGATGGTCTGTGTGACTTGTGAAGGTATGTTTATATTTACTGCCATACTATATTGATATCAAAGTCTGCTAATGTTATTGCTGTTTCTGTTGCCACCAATTCTTCATTCAAATACACATTGTATGTTGTATCTGGTAGAATGTAGGTGTCACCAGATGGAATGCTTTGACTGAATGAGCCATCACTATTCACTACCAATGCAGGCAAACAGTCACCTGATATTGGTGGATTGCCATTCTCAAAGTCATAGTCATCCATTGGTAGGTCACACCAGTTGCCATCATCAAACACATTCAATGAAACATTCATGCTCCATCCTGCAGTCATATCTTGTGAGCGCTGGATGAATGGATCTGTGCTCATTGTGAAGTTGATGTCTGAGAATTCAGTCCATCTGTACTGCTGCATGGTGATCTTGATATCATTGCAGATGCTCAAGCAGTCTGAATGAATCTCATTGATTTGTCTGTACTCCTGAAGATTGTATTTGTCAGCAATGGTGATGATGATATTCACCTGGACAAAGCCGTCACCTAGTGAGCCCGGTTGCAATGTTGCCACCATCAATGGATACTGTGCAGCATCACGGCTGACAGCATCAAGATAGTCACCTTGAAAGTACTCTCTGATTTGTCTGTGAGCTGTTGCTATCTCTTGCAGCTCTCGCATCAGTTGATTGAGTGTTCTGTCCATTCTTCTCTAGGTATTTTTTGAGCTTGTCAATTTGTTTCTTGCTTGCCTTGAAGGTCTTTGTCATACTATCCAGCCAGTTGGTGTGTACCCTGTTCTATCTTTCTGTACTTGCTCATTGCAGTCTTCTCCACAGTTGCTTGTGTATTCTGGATACTTCAATCCATTGTCATCTTTTAGATGTCCAATCAAGCGCTCTTTGTAGAAATATGCATCCTTTCTAAGCAGATCACGTAGTGCTGTAGTTTCAGTGTCAGTGTTTGCATTCTGATACTCATCTGTGCTACGGCCCACTGCTTTATTGGTGAGCTTCTCATTCAATAGTACTGCAGCTCTGTAGTCAACAAATGCCACCAAGCACGGCAGGATGTAGTCATTCATCAATGTGCTGTAGTCAGGTGTCCAGTCATTGTCTTCAATTCTCTGAAGCAATGCTTTATACAAGCATGTACCAGTGGCAGGTTGAATGTGCATGTCCTGTGTGCGCTTGATAGCCACTCCAAGAATCTTTGTATCTGTGTTATTGTGAATCAATCCAAGCTTCTTGAGATTGTCCACTGTGATCATCATATTCATTTGCGCTTGATTACTAGTTGCTGTACCCAGATGTGGCGGCAGTATGGTGTAGTCACTTGTGTTTCAGGATTGGTGTACCATCCACCTCTGTATGTCCAGACGTTTCTGTCCACTCTGCCACTGATATTGTTGATGTCTTCTCTAGTGTATAGTCTATTGAGTCCAATGAGACGTGTGCAGAATTCTCTGCTCTTGGTGATCACTGGTGGAACACCCGGTCTTTCCTTGTACGTGTACACTACTTCAAACTGTGACACTGGTGCTTCTGCTTGGTCCACTACATTCTGACCTAAGTCAGTCACTTGTCCTTGGCTGATCACTTCTAATGCTGTCAATTTAGCAATAGACTCAGCTACCTGCTGGATAGTTGTCTGTGTAGCCTTGGCAATAGCTGTAGAATCTTCACCTCTGCTCATCATGTCAATGACATTCTTGTCAAAGTCACTCAATTGCAGCACCAATTCACCAACAGATGCAAACATCAGGTCATGTGCTGCAAATACTTCTTCACTTGGTGTATCCCATTCAATGATCTGTTCTTTCACCACATAGTATTCTGAAGCATTACGGCCATACTCACTGAAGATATCAAGCTCATCCTTGCTGAATGTATGCTTTGTGCCACATGATGACATAGTAACTGTTGGCAGACCTACAATTTTACGTGCTTGTGATTCATCAATACCAGGGAAAGATGCCAAAATAATCTGCAAAGCTGAGTCAGCTGTCAAGATTCCTGCTTTAATCTGTGCCACCACCTCAACAAGTGATGCAATCTGTGCACCGTTTAATGCACTTTTAGCTACATCTACGGGCACATCTGTTGCTGTTGGTGTAGTTGGTGCTGTAGCAGGCTCTAATGCTTTTACAACGGATGCAATTGGTGATACATCTTTGAGCTTCAATGTTGCCATTGCTCCAGATATCTTTGCCATGTAGTTCACCATCCATTCCACTTGCTTTTGACGTGCATTCACATAGGTCATCTTGAAGATCTCAAACAAGTCTGCAGACTCTGCAGCATTGAAAGAACCGTCTTTGATGATACCAAACAATGAAGGTGATGTCACTGAATGTGCCACCAAGATATTCTGTTGCACAGATTTCTCTGTCATCAGATAGCGGTCACTCAAGTCATTGCCGTTTAATGATAGTACAGTAGGCGCTGTATCTGCTGAGTCACTGAACGTGATGATGATTTCTCCTGCATCCTCAACAGATTGTGTGCGGCCCTTGATCTGTTCTTTGATTTTTCTTTCTTCTTCAGCTGTTTCTGGAAAGCCACTGGCCATGTTGATCAGTGTTCCTGCCTTGAATCCATTCTGAATCTCATACATGTGGAATTTACTGATGTCAACATCCGTCTGGATGGCAGTGATTCCACCATAGTATGCTGGCTTTGGATAGATACCCTGCTCACCTTTAGCTTTCTTTGCTGGTTCTTTATAGTATAGAATGAAAGAACCTACAGGATTGGTCTCATCAAGTGCAGGATAGGTCCTGAAATTAGTACCTTCAGCTGTCTGTTCTCTAGCATTCCAGTCATCACTCACATAGTAGGTGCGCTCATCTTGACTGATACGTATTGCATCAATATCAATGTACTCCCATCTAACTACTCTTGAACCTTCTCTGTTCCATGTACCAATCACGGCCATTGCTCCAAACACTTCAAAGTCAAAGACCATTCTTTGAACAATCTCATTCATGTCAAAGTCACTGAATGGATTCTGCATGAAAGCTGTAGCATCACCACTGGTGACTTCAAGTCCGGAACCTGCAATGTAGAATGTCTTGCTTCTGATGATTCCTTGGTGCCAGGCTGAGCCGTTCAATAGTTCAATCAAGAAGAAAGGATAGTCATTCTTGACACCCCACTTCATGAAACCCATTTTTTTATCTTTCATCTCAACAGGCTTCTGATATTCCTTGCTGAATGAAAGTGTGAGCAGTTTATCACTCATATATTGTGTGTATTATTTCAGTGTCATATTCATTTGGTGCCACAGATTCTTCAATCACCTCTGCTCTGCCTTCTTCACAAAGTGCATGTGCTTGGATTGGATCTAGATTCGTGTCACTTTCTTGCTCCCAGATTCTGTATGTATAGTATCCTGCATATGGGAACACTAGATCAACACCATCCTCAAGCACGAATTCATCATATCTTGGAATGCCTGTGCTGATATTCTCCAGGATACAGGTCACTACTTCAAATGACTGCTCATGTATGAATTCAAACAGCCAATATGGTGCCGTCAAAGTCTGCAGTTCTGTCACTGTCACTATCAGTGTGCTGCTCTGATTTCTCTGTATCTTTAGCATTGCGCTTGATTTTTGGTGTCTTTGGCTCAAATAAGAATGTTAATCCTGCAGCTTCATATTCTGCTTCATTGCCTGCAGTAATATAATACCTACGGCCATTCAATCTGATTTCTGTACCAATGTATTCTGCCTTGATTTTCATAGCATCTAATTTAATCAAAAAAGGGAAGGGAACAATCCCCTCCCCTCTTATATTTTTGTGCGGTCCAATTAAACTGTTGGTGACTGTTGCGTCAATAAAGTTGCATACACTCCTGCAGCTACATCTGGAACCTCATTGTTCTCCATTCCAAAAAGGACAATTGTGTGTCCATTGCGGTCTGATTTCACTACTCCTGAAGTGTAGTCACCACCATCATTCACTTGCAAGCCTTCTTCAAGTCCAAGTGCAACAATAGTACCATCTGCCTTCTCTACCAATGCACACACTTCATTCTGTGCAAGCAAGTGGATTTCTGAACGAAGATCTTTAGTATCTGATGCAAGGATCATTGTCAATGTCTGCTCATACCAAAGTGTACCATTCTCTTTGTTCACCTTGATAGGCGCTGTATAGCTTGAAAGATTGCTCTTTAATTTATACAAGAATGTTTCTCCAGTAACAGTCAATCCAGTGATTTGGTTTGCAGTGATACCTATAGGTGCAGTGATTGCGTTCACAGGGAACAACAATACACTCTTGATCCCACCTTTGCCATTGGTACATGTTCTGTCATTGTACCCGGTTGTCATTTCACATGCCATCTGTTCTGTGTTTTAATTTTATGAAAGGGAACACCCGAAGGTGCTCCCTAAATTTTGTTAATTATACGTCGTTTCTCCAAACACCAATCTGATCAAGGAATGGAACCTGTACACCTGCACGGAATTTAGAACGAACATAGATCACGTCATCATCTTGTGAATACCACATTTCATAGTTGTCAAAGTCAGATGCCAAGTCAGTACCGAATACAAAGTCAGTTGCTTTTCCTGTGAAGATTGCATCAGAACCGTTCAATCCTGGTACCTTAACAACACGCATATCTGTTCCTGGAACAATCACTTCATTCATTGTAGCAATCTGTGCTGGTGAATAGTGGAAGAAGTTCAAGTCAACAAGATTCTTCATCAAGAAGTTGAAAGACTCACGGCCTGCAAAACAGATGAAGTTAGGATTCTCAGCTACTGCTTCAGGTGAGTTTGTGAAACATGCATAGAATATGTCATATGCATTTGTCTCATCCATTGCAGCAACACCTGCAGTGTTCAAGTTTACACATCCATTTGCAACAGTCAAGAATTGAACATAACCGTTCATCCATTGTAGGTTTCCAGAACCTGTTGCTTTGTTACCTTTCCAGATCAACTTGTCCAATTCAATTGCATGCAAGCTCAATAGGTAGTTAGTCAATTGTGCTTCAAACGGCAAAGACTGATCTTCAGCCATTGCTCCTGGGCGCAAAGCCAATTGAGTCCAGAAACCTGCAAGGTCTTTCTGGCAGAAACGCTTCATGTATCCAAGTGTTTCCACTGCAATGTTGCGGTCAGAGAAAATTGTATCTCCTGCTGGATCCATTGTACAGTCACCTGGCTGGTAGATGATTTCGTCATTCAGCAATTTGATTGCTTCAGATCCTTTGATTCCTTCTTGAATAGCAATGTACCCAAGTGTTTTTGCCTCAGTCACAGAACGTGTGATAAGGTCTTCTCTTTGTTGATCGATGTATGGCGCTAGGTCATTCACATCATAGTCAAACTTTGTGCTGATGAATTTTTTTAAGCTCATGATTATTTGTTTAAGCTGTTTCTCAAATGTATTTGTCTAGCTGTCAGGGTGCTAGTTACCCGTGCAAATTTTTCTGTCTCTGTCACCTGGTTAGATGGTGCTGATTTGAAAGTGTCGAATTCACCTTTCAATCCAGTCACTTCACTGCGGAGTGATTCATTCTCTGAAGCAATAGTCTTGATCATTTCAGTCAATCCCTCGAAGATTGCACTGAATGACTCAAGCTTTGCGTTCACGATTGCATCAACATCCTCAGCTGACATTGCCACTTCTGTTGCTGGAGCTTCTTCTGTTGAAGCTTCCACTGGCTCATCTCCTGAAGCTTCAGCACGTGTATCAATCACCTCAGTGATGACACCATTTGCATCCACTACTATAGACACTCCAGCTAATTCTCCACCCAAGGCATGTGTGCCCTCTGGTGCTGGTACTTCTTCAGTTTCTGTCACTACAAAAACAGCCGTTCCAACAACAAGCTCCCCTTCATAGGAGATCTGTGTGCCGTCTTCAAGCACTGCTTCATTGAAGCTTTCTGCCTTGGCTGAAAATGTAGCTTTCAGTTCTCTGATTGAGTCCATGATTGCTTTGAAATTTTCGTTCATTTGTCTGTTGTTTTATGTATTATGTAAACCTGTTCTAAATTTTCCAAGCTTCTGCAGTTGTATTCTCACGAATGAGCTGCAATTCTTCTTCATTGTTGTCAATGTGCTTGTCAATTCTGAGCCTATTCACTAGCATGTACTTGTGCTTTCCACCAGTGAAGTACACATTCTCTTTTTTGATGCCTAGTTTGTCAGCCATTGCATACACTGGTCCACCATTTGACTGTGTGCGTGCCGTTATGATGAAGATTTCATCATTCACTGCAAGGAATCTTCTTGCCATGTCTTGACCTTTGGCAGTTGTCAAGGTATCATCAAAGTCAAATGAGATACGTTTTCTGGCAAATGCCAAGGTCTTAAGGTCTTCTATTTCTTCTTTGATTTGTGCCATCATCATTTCTTCTGTGTTGCCCACATGCTCAAGGATGAAGTCACCTTCAATGCTGAATCCGGTCCACTCACCAGACTTTGCCCGGTTGTATAGCTCAGTGTTCTGTGTTTTGTAGCTCACAATCCAAGAACCGTCATTGACATCCTTGAATCTTTCAGGTGCTGTGAGTCCTTTGGCATTGTCCACTTGATATGAATGGATCATAAACACATCATCCAGTACATTGCCACCATTGTGCTCAATGTTCACGTTGTTGTAGTTGCCACGTCTAGCATAGTCAAAGATGATGTCTTTGATTGCTTGCTTGGTGAACACCACATAGTATTCTTCTTTGGTATTCTTGTCGTATCTGTAGATTGGTGTATCTGCACTGATAGCCACACCACTAATCACCTGCTCCACGTCATTGAATTCAAAGCGCTTCATGTTGGCAAAAGTTTGGAATGATATCTCATGTGCAGGATCATGCACCCAGCTGTTGAAGCTTACCGTTGTCTGTTCGTTGTCAAGATCAATACTGATCTCATACACTGGAATGTTCTTTATCATATCTATAATATGTATGTTTGTTCCATGAAATTTGTTTACCCTTACAAATACAAGCGCTCACACTATGAGATATCAGAGTCATTGCGCTGGCTCTACATTGCATATCCGGATGCTGAAGTCTATATCATTGGTGATGCTCCTGACATCTCATTGCCGTATGTTCATATTCCATACACTTCACATCTCAAGTCAGCAGGCTCTGAAGTTACTGACAAGGTGATGATGTTCTGTGAGCTGATTGGTGATGAGTTTATTCTTATGAATGATGACTTCTTCATCACTGAAAGATACCCATTTCACATTGTCATGACCAATGGCTTTGTCACTATTTCACCTGGTCACTCCATCACCTATCAACAAGCATGTGAGAATACCATTGATTTTCTTGCAGCCAATCATCTCACAATGATCAACTATGAATGTCACCAGCCAGTGATGATTCAATCATGCAGATTCATTGAGCTGTTCAGCCAAGTTGAATACAAAGAACACAATCACCTGCTCAAGTCCATGTACTTCAATACATGGCCCATGAGAACCTATCCTGGCGAGAACCTCAAGCTAGGTCATTCACTGCACAAAGCAAAGAAGTACCTTTCTGACTATGGTGCATTCAGCTCATCTGATACATTCCTGACTGCTGAGAACATGGAATTCATCAATAAGTACTCAAGCTCTGCTGAGTCTGGACCTTCTGCTGGGTGCCTGTTATGTCAGACTCCAGAACCACCACTTGACTGACACCCGGATTGTTTGCTCCACCAGGCAGATAGTCTGCTAGTGAAGTTGTCTGTGCATTGGTACCTACTCCACCACCCACTTGTGTTGCACTTGCAGATGCTGTTGACACTGATCCCACTTCAGGCATAGTTGGTGCAGATCCACCTTCATACTTTGTGCTCATCACTGCAGCCAATTGCGCCGCTCCCACTACTCCTGCAGCCACCCCGAATGGAATACCCAAAGGAATACCACCACCAGTGGCAATGGATTGAATCACTGCTTGTGCTGTACTGATAGCAATTGATGCAATCTTCAATGCCTTGTCACGTTTGAATTGCTCACGTTTGATCTTGTCTTCTGCTTCAAACTGTTTCTTCTGTACGTTGTACTTTGCCATTGCATACTTGTCTTCAATAGCTTGCTTCTGTGCTGCAGTCAAGTTGGCATTCTTCAATTCATTCTCTTTCTGCTTGTCAAGTTCAGTCAGCTGTGCATTCGTTTGATCCTGCAGTGCTTTGAGTTTATTGTCCTGAATCTGATTGATGGCATCATTGATCTGTGAGAATGAATCCAATGACTTCTGTGCCACGTCAAGTCCAGCGGTCAATGCCTTGGTGTCTTCTTCAAACTTCTTTTGAGCTGCAATCTTTCTGTCTTCTGCTTCTTTGTCACTGATCTCTTTTAGTTTCTTTGACCTTGCTTCAGCCATTCCTGCAATGGCAGCATCATACTGTGCTTGAGTCAATAGTCCATCAGCTAGATTCTTCTGCAGTGACTTCTTCTCATCTTCTTGAGCATTGTCAAAGTCAATGATGGCTAGTTCATATTCATTCTTGACATACTGCTGATACTGTCTCAAGGCATCACGTTGTTTCTGATATTTTTCTTCAGCCTTGGCTAGTTCTTCTTTGTTGTACTTGTCATTGATATCTGCCAGTGCTTTCTTCTCTGCTAGTTCAAGGATACTGATATCTTCACCTTTAGCCTTGGCTCTTTCTTTCAGGTCAAAATAGTAGTCACCTACTCTGTCTTCATCCAGTTGACGTGCTGT